TTTGCCTGATTATCCCCTATCTAAGCATTGGATTAAAGAATTTACTACAACTAGTATAGATAATTGGGCAGCTCAATGTGCTAAAAAAGTAAGTTTGACAAACGCCAAAGATTATGATGTAATAGCATTTAAGTCAGAAAAAACAAATTTAGTAATACATTTTGGAATGTACTTAATGCCATCTAAAATGTTACATATCGAAGAAGGGGGAATTTCGTGTGTAGAAACTTTATCAGACTATTGGGTAGAGAGTATACATTCGATTTATAGACATGACAGCTTGGTATAACAAATACAAAGATTTTCCATACTTACATTTAGGTAATAGTGCTGAGACAGGGATTGATTGTTTTAATCTCTGCAAGTTAGTGTATCTAAATGAATTAGAAATAGATTTTCCTTATACTACTTCTGACTTTTGTAAAATAGTAGATGAAGATTGGTATAGTAAAACACAGGAAAGATTTTTTGAAATAAACGCAAACGAGAAAACAGGGTGGAGAAAAGTTAAAGAACCACAGCTTTATGATATTATAACTATGAGTTTAGGTTCTACAAATATAACTAATCATTGTGCTTTATACGTAGATAGAAATAAAATACTACAAACTATGATAGATCATAAAAGTTGGATTGCTCCTTATGGGAATTACTATAAACAATATACTACGGGGGTATATAGATGGAAAGATTTGTAAAACTAGTTGAGGATATGAATGCACACGCTATGCAAGATTATCCTAGAGAATGTGTAGGAATTATAACTAATGATTTTACTTATATACGTTGTACTAATACCTCTCCTTATCCTAAAACAACTTTTATATTAGATCCTGCAGATTTAGTTAGAAATGATGGTAATATATGGGGTATTTTTCATTCCCATCCTGGTGAAGAAAATCCTATACCTAGTAGAGAAGACAAAGTAAGTGCAGCTTTTCAAGAATATAAGTTTTTAGTAGGTTTTAATAATAAATTTTTTATATATTGGCTAGACCATAAGGTAGACGCACTCATATTTGATGAGTTTAAGGAAGAACATCTTGTTAATTAATATTAAAATACATTCAGCATATAATAAGTTTTTTGAAGAAAAAGAATATACTTTTGATGCGTATATTGCAGCGGATGTTATGTATTATCTTAAAGCTATGCACCCTAAATTTTCTAAGTATATGACACAGATTGGTTCTGGTGAATCTGATGAATCTTTTTCTCTACTTGACAGTAATCTAAAAGAGATTACTGAAGAAATGCTAGAACTTAAACATTTTAAAGACGGAGATACTATACATTTAGTTCCTAATATATGCGGCGGCGGTGGTAAATCAGGTAGAAAAATGTTTTTAATTGCTGCTATTTTAGTATTAGCTATAACTCCTGGAGGTCAAGCAGCAGCAATTAAACTGGGTACTGCTATGAAAAGTGTTCTTGCTGCAGGTAAAGGTATGAGTATGTTAGGTAGCATGGCTTTAAATATAGGTATGTCTATTATAGGAAGAATGTTTACTAAGTCTCCTGCGGCTAGACAACAACAAAAAACTACAGAATCTACTACTAGAGATAATGGAATGTTTGGTAGTCTAACTAATAGTTCTGAGAGTGGTACTCCTATTGCTTTAATATATGGCCAACATAGAGTAGCTGGTCAATTTTTAAGTGGATATATAAGTTCTATTCCTCATGGTAGTGGAGACCAAATTAGTGTAGGAGCGCAGTTCGATGGCGATTAGAAATTTTGTTAATCATTCAAATACTCTTGTTCCCCAAATACAAGGTGCTAAAGGCGGTAAAGGTGGGGCACAACAAGAGCCACATACTCCCGTAGAAGATCCTCAAAGTTTATTTTCTACTGATATTCTTTTTATAGTAGTAGGACTTGGAGAAGGCCCGCTATATAGGATTAACCCTAATGGTCCTCAAGATATAGAACTTGGGGATAGCTCTATTGATGATTTAGTTAATTTAGATGGAGATGGTCTTGAACAAACTAAAAAATTTAAAACACTATCTACTACTGGTACACCAGTACAAAGTAGATTAGACGTATTTGGTGAGACTACTACCACTCCACAAAACTTTGCATCTCCTGTTTCATTAAAAAATGGTAGTAGCGGCATACCCGCTTCTGGAGTTACCTTACAAGAAACTTCTGCTAAAGACTGGGATGCTTTGGAATTTCAATTTCAAATAGGATCTCTACAAAGAATAACAAATAAAGGCGATGTTCTAAGACACAGCTTATCAGTAGGTATTACAGTTTTTGATAGTACTGGATCAACTCAAATTGCTAGTGCTAGTAAAACTGTAAGTGGCAAAACAACTGTTGCTTTTAAATTTAACGTAAAGATTCAAATACCTGAAGCTAGTAAAAGCACTAATGGTTATAGATTTTCAGTTAGTAAGACATCTAGTGATTCTTCTAGTTCTGGTACAACTGATGATGTGAGACTACTTGGATGGAATGAAATAGAAAATTCTCCACAAGCATATCCTAGAACTGCTCATATAGGCTTTGCATTAAAAGCTACTGATGAACATAGTGGTATTCCTACTTTTACTAGCTTAGTAAAAGGTTTGTTACATAAGGTTCCTACTAACTATAATCAACCTACTTTAGTTAATGGAGAAATTGATTGGAGACATATAGAAGTTCCTGCTACAGGTGCTGATAGTGCTGCAACTGCTGGTTATTACTTACAACAAACAGGCACAGCTGTACAAACTAGTTCTACTATTAATATATATAATGGTACTTGGGACGGTACTTTTGTATATTCATGGTCACAAAATCCTGTATGGATTATATATGATATATTAACAAATAAAACATATGGACTGGCTGTACCAGAAAGCAATATTGATAAATATAGATTTTATCAAATAGCTCAATACTGTGATGCTTGTGACTATACTACCGGTAATTTTGTAGGGGTAGACGGTATTGCTGACGGTACTTTTAGAAGTAAACCTAGAAATACTTTTACAAGCACACGAGAGAATCAATTAGGTATAGCTCAAGGTACTAAGATAAAAGAAAGAAGATTTACTTTAAACTGTATTATTGCAGATCAAAAACAATCATTTGATACTATTAATGCTTTAGCTGCTAGTTTTAGAGGAGCTCTAATATATGCACATGGTAAGATAACTATGGCATGTGATTTACCTGACGAAACTCCTGTTATGGTATTTAATGAGACTAATATAAAAGAAGATACTTTTATAATAGCAGGTAATAAAGAAAGCGATGTGCTAACAGGGGCAGATGTTAGCTACGTAGATCCAGGTAATCATTATAAAAGAGAAACAGTACGTATAGATCAACTAGGAAGTAATGATGGTATTAGAAAAACTGAGATAGAAAATTTAGAGTCATTAGACGTACCCGGTGTTACTCGAAGAGGGCAAGCTCTTAGATATGCTCAATATCAGATTGCTTCGTCTAGATATTTACGAAGAACTTGTAATTTTACTACTAGCACTGATGCATTACAGTTAGTACCTGGAGATGTAATTGCAGTATCACAACAAGTTAATGGTGTGGCCTATGGTTTTGGTGGTAAGATAAGAGCAGACTCTCCAGTTCAAGCAAGCAATACTAATGTATTTCTAGAACACTATACTGTTCCTTCTTTAGCTTCTACAGATTTTACTTCTAATACTGGTCCTTTAGTACTTAGAGTTATAAAAATGGTTAATGATAAGATTGATGTATATATATTATCTAAAACTAAATTTGCATTAACAACTACTGATGCTGTAAATTCTGGTATAGATCAAGCTGTTGTAAACCCTATTAAAAGATATAATCCTATCACTAGAGTATGGGATAACTATACTGCTTTTACTGCTAATACAGCTCCTGCTAAGGGAGATTTATGGACTTTTGGAGAAATAGACTCTGAAGGTGATATATATAGAGCTAAAAGTGATAAACTATTTAAAGTAACACAAATAGAAAGAGAAATGGATGATGAAGAAGTTAAGCTACAAGCTGTTGAATATATATCTAATGTATATGTAGATTCTGATACTTTTATTGATTACAAACCTACTGCGTATACAGATATACAATCTGCATTATCAGTACCTCCTGTTCCTCAATTTGATTTTGTTACTAGTGCTAGAAGAAAACTAGATGGATCAGTAATTATTGATGGTTTAATAAAAACATCAACAGAAAAAGATGGTTTTGGTATTACTTATGTTACAGAATATGAATTATCTAAACCATTAGGAGCTAGCTTAGTAGCAAATGCAAACTTATCTGGTATTAATAATCAAGTCATTCATGTAGAACACTCAAATGTATTAATAGGTGATGTAAATCCTGTAACTTTATCTGGTAAAAATGGTTTTAGTAGTGTTGTGGGTGAGGTTAAATTATTATGTACTGCTGTTAATGTTGTAGATACTGTTGGTGGTACTCAAGACGGTAATATAGAATTAACTTTACAAGGTTTTGGTCAAGTATTCGATGAAAATTTTCAAACTGATTTGTTAGGTGCTAATGATTCTGGTGTTTTTGGCGCCTTAAAAGGTACAGATCATGTTACTATTCCTATTAATGAAAAAGATCAACAACAGGGCTTATTAAATTTTGTAGGATATGCAGGTATTATAACTGATTTAAGTCAACCTATTACTGGATATACTCTTGCTACAGATAAATTAAAAATAGAAAATAAAAGAACTAGTGACGTAACACTGGTTAATAAGATACCTGAAGCTCCTTTTTATGTTGTTTTAAACCAACTTTTAGATTCGAGACATTATTCTAATAATAGTTTTTATGTATCTGGTTACGAAGATACTTATGTAAAAAGTGGTGAAATAAATGGTGCTAGCACTACTACTATTGATTTACCAGTAACACCTAGAGATAAAGCTTTTGTTAGATTATTTGTAGACGGGGTTCAAAAAACTAGTGGTCAGTTTGTTTTTAATAAAAATGATACAGTTCCTTTAAATAATGCAAATATAATATACACAAGCACTGCTAGTGAAACAGCTTTTAGAACAGAAGTAGATTATTATACTGTGCCTGTATTTGAGATAGGAGATAATGTACAATCTTCCCATGCTAATGTATTTAGTGTTGTTACTACTAGTTATGATCCTCTTTCTGTTAAATACAATGCTGCACTAACTGCTAATTCAATATTTAGAATACACACAGGTTCTAAGCCTAATTCTAATTTAGCAGGATTTACTTTTACAAATATAACTCCTGATCCTGTAGGTTCTTTAGGAAATATTTCAGGAGGTTCAGGCACTTTTGATTATGATACTGCTGCTTTTCCAGGTAGATTTGTCTTAGCCAATAATAGAGTATATCATTTAGAAGTTGGATCTGATTTTGAATCTATATTTTTAACTAAAGATATGATAATACCAGATTTAGATGTAGGAACTACTTCTATAAGAGCTAGAAATAAAACTAGAGGTGGTAGGACTAGCGCTTTTAATAGTAAATCCTTAAACATTGATCCTATTCCTATACAAAAAGTAGAAAATATTAATATTGTAGAATCTTTATACCGTGAGCAAACTGGTGGAGTAGCTGTACGTGTTACTATACAATTCGATCATATTCTACAACAAAATGTTACAGATTATGAAATATCATATAAATTAGATTCAGTTGATGACGTAGGTGTAGATGATGGTGGTACTGATTTAACTTCTTTTAATACTGTAAAAGTACCTGCTACGGGTGTAGATTCTGATGGTAAACTTAGGTTTACTGTTAATGGAGTAAATAGAGGCCAAACTAGTGATACTAGAAATATAGTATTTAGAATTGTACCTTTAAATAAAGAAATAAGAGGTATAACTGCTACAGTAAGTAAATCTATTGTTGGTAAAACAGCTAAACCTGCTAATATATTTAATTTTACAGGAGGACAACAAACTGATCAAATTACTTTATTATGGTCTTATCCACGTACAATAGATGGCGAACTTTCAGACATTGATCTAAAAGAAGTAGTGATAAAACGTATCTCAGGTGTTCAATCAGCATCCATTGAAAATTTTGTTGTAGCTGATGATCTAGTTACAGTTTCAGCAGGTACTGCTCGTAAATCAATTCCTATTGATACTTTTGGAGAATTTACATATTTAGCTAGAACTAGAGATACCAGTGGTAATTTTAGTGATGATGTTGTTGCTATAACTTTAACTACTACTAGACCTGTTAGAAGTACCGTTATAAAAGCTTATAATGAAGATGATCCAAGTACTGCCTTTGCGGGTAAGACTAATGATAATAGTGCAGAGACTAACTTTCCATCTTTTGCTTCTTCTAATACTGCGGGGTTAGCTTTTGCAAAACCTCCTGGAGCTACTGAATCTAATGTAGTTGATAATGCTAATGGTACTGCTAGTGGTTTTTCTGCTGCTTTTGCATCAACTGATTTATTAGCTAGTGAGTCTGCGGAATATATAACATCAATTAGAGATGCGGGCAGCACTGTAACAGGTGCTGTATTTGTAGATATCACAGGTACTCAAGCAGTTGAGACTACTTTTAATGATTCTAAAGAAACATATTTATCTGGTGTAACAGATGCCTCTGGTACTGTGGGTGTATTAAAAGATGCAAGTTTTGGAGGCATTGGGCATGTATTAGGAGTTAGTAATACTGCTGTAGTAAATCCTAGATTTGATGCAAATAATAAGACTTTTATGACTGGTGGTGCAGCAGGTAATGTATTTGCTATTTGGGATGATGGTAAGTATACAGGCAATGTTATAACTATTACGGGAATTACCAAAGCTAGTCCTGCAGTGGTAACTACTAGTGGTAGTGAGCATGGGTTAGTAAATGGTAATAGAATTATTATTCATGATGTAAATGGTATGACTCAAATAAACGATAGAGAACTATATGTTAATAGAGTAAATGCTACTAGTGTTCAACTATACACTGATGCTGGTAGAACCTCTGCTCTTAATTCCAGTGGTTTTGGCACGTATACATCTTCTGGTGTTTTAGATCAAGGAGATTATGCTAATGCTAATTCTTATGCCCTAATAGCTGGCACAATAGATGCTGACGAGATTAGATTAGGAGCTTCTTATTTTGCTAATGGTGATGCTACTGGGGGCAATGCTTTAGCAAATATAACAACTGCTGCAAGTAGTTATAAGTTAGTAAATTTTAAACAGTATATTGATACTGGCTCTGGTGATACTTTTGCAGGCAGTTTAGGAGCAGTTACTAGTCAAACTTTAATTAGAACAACTACCGCTGCAAATGCTGATTTATATTATGCTAATGGTAATGTAAACATAAATGAATTTGTAGGTTCAGCAGTAAATGATGGTTTTCAAACATATCAAGCGGGTAGTAGAACCTTTAGACAATTTCAATTAAAATTTATTGTGCAAAATAACCAACCTGATGAATTTGACTTTACAATTGATAAATTTAGGTATACTATAGAGAAGGATACAGTTACTTTTACAGATACTATTGCATATGATGCAACTACTAAAGTTGTTGATATTACTAGTGCAGGTTTTTTAACTAGACCTGTTATAAGTTACTCAATGATAGATGAAGATTCTAATAAACCTCATATAGTAGTAACTACTGCAGCGTCAAATCAATCAGTAAGCTTTCAAGTATTTAAAAGTGACGATAGCGGAGCGGCATCAACCTCTTCAGGTATGTCCGTAATGTTAACAGCAACAGGAGTATAAATGGCTTTAGTAGATTCAAATACATATATTGAACCAACATCGGGTACGTCACTAAATGGTGCACGTACTCAGTTTAATAATTCTATGAGGTCGCTTTTAACCAATTTTAGAAGCTCTAGTCCTCCTGCTACTGTAAATATTACCGCCTCTGGTGATGGTATTGCTGTGCCTGATGGTACTATAATGCAATTTGCTAATGCAAATGTTAATGCTCTATTTATTTCTGACTCTACTACTAAAAAAAGTTCTCATATTGGTGGTAACTTTACTAGAGTAGGTATAGGTCATAGGATTGAAAATGGCATTGTATCTATGATGTCTAATGTTAGTCATTACGATATAGGTGAGCTTGTAGCCACTGTGTCTGAAAACGGAACACTAGCATCTAACTCTAGGGTATATTTAAAAACAAGTAATAACTCAAACGATGCTTCATTCTTTGATATCGGGACTCCTGGAACTGGTCAAGTTGTTAATACTATGATTGCTATTAGTGGTGTCACCTCTGATAGAGTTAACTTAACAACAAGTGGAGTAAGTACAAATAATCTATCAGTAACTGCAACCACAGCTGGTGGCGGTAAAAAATGGTTTCCAGAAGCTACTGGTGTAGGACATGCAGCACTTAAAATATCAAGTATAGGATCTAGTGATAATACTGCTATACTATTTAATTTTGGTAGCTCTAGTGCTAATGTGTCCTTAGCTCATATGCCAGGAGTTGCATCTACTAAAAATGGGCTAAATATTATACAACAGGATGGTACCTATGCACCTATAGCAGCAAATGTTATATTACAATCTGCTATTACAGGTTCTGGTACTTCACCTGTTCCCTTAATACCTGTAGGTACTATCGTAGCTTTCGCCCATTCAACAACTCCTTCTGGCTGGGTTAGATGTACTGGGCAAAGTTTAGTTCGTGCAACTTACCCAGCATTATTTGCTGCTATAGGTACAACTTATGGTGCAGGAGACGATGCAGGCAATACTTTTGCAGCTCCTGATTTTAAAGACAAAACACTAATAGGAGAAGGAGCTGCAATGAGCTCCCTAGGTAATGGTGCTGGAAGCTTTGCTTCAGGAGGTACACTCACAACCGCATCTGGATCAGCTTCCTTGTCTACGTCCACAGGATCTGCTTCTACTGGTGTAAAAGACGCAGGTGGTATAACTGTTTTAACAGCCGTCAGTGCAGGTGGTCATACACATACAGCAGTGGTTCCACATGCTGTAACAAGATATATAATAAAAACATAGAGGGATAAATATGGAATATATTAAATTTCACATAGATGAGATGGATCAAGAGTTTGTATTTTTTGAATATAGAGAGGTAACGGAAGACACAAAAGGACCATTAATATCCAGAGCTTTTCCTTTTTCTAAAATTTTAGAAAGAGAACCAAAAATACAGGAATTAGTTGCCGGACCTATTATTGGTATATATTACGAACAAAGAGGTAGTAGTACCGTAAGTGAGAGACAGTGGATTGATAAAAGAGAAACTTTAGAGCCTGACTTAATTGACTGGATTATAACATTAACAAAAAAAGTATGTATTGAGGAGGTGTACGACGAATTATTAAAACCTCCTACAATTGACGAGCAGGTTGAGGATTTTATAAAAGAATTTTTTGAAGAAGGAGACTCAGAGCCATTAGAGCAAAAAGATTTCTTAGCTGAATTTTTTGAAGAGTTAGAACCTTCAGAAGAAAATAACTCTTTAGCTACTTCTTTGCACGAAGATCATACTTCTCTAGATATACTAAATAAAAGAATAGAAGATAGATTTAATAATACTTCATTAGAAACAGTAGACTTTTTAGCTGAGTTCTTTGAACAATTAGATGATGATGAAGTATAATATTTAAGGAGCTAATATGGCGCTTACGCGTGTAACATCAACAGTTTTAGAAGCAAACGCAGTCTCTGCAGAAAAAATGGCTAATAGTTCTCTAACTACTAGACTGTATGGTATAAAATCAATTGAGGCTAAACACTTTGCTACTAGCGCTAATGCTTTTAGCCTTACTACTAATATAAATTTACTGACTGCTAATTTAAATCAAACTTCTGCTAATATAGCAGCAGTTTCATTAAATGTAGCTCAAGCAGCGGTAACACTGCTAGCCTGCTAGCAAACGTAAATCTTAATGCAGCAAATACTATACAGTTGCTTGCCAATTTAAATCAAACATCTTCTAATGTTACTGCTGTAGAAGCTAGAAGAGTAGCTAATATAGCAGGTGCCGTATCCACTATAACTACCGGTAACTTAACTGCGAGTAGGGCAATTGTAAGTGATGGATCAGGTAAAGTAATCGTGTCTGATGTAACTTCTGCTGAGATTGATCATCTTGATGGGGTCACTAGCGCAATTCAAACACAACTCAATGCTGGAGTTACGAATACTAATTCTGTTAAAGCAAATGTAGATGCGGCTGAAGCTAATATTGCTGGTGTAATAGCAGGCACTAAAAACTTCACTGGTCAAATTACTATGGCAGACGATTTAGTAATTCAAGGTAATTTAATTGTAAATGGCGACACCACTACTTCTAATACTATCAATGCTGTTATACAAGATAGATTCCTTATGTTAGCTAACTCTGTAACAGGTACTCCTAGCGCTGATGTGGGTATATTCTTTAATCGTGGTAACGAAGGAAATGCTACTCTTTTTTATGATGAATCTGCTAAATCATTTACGTTATCCGAAACTCGTGACCCTGATAGTAATGTTGTTATTAGCCCTACAGGAGCAGCTAATCTCGTTACGGGACAGTTTAGTGCGTCTACTATAAAATATAATGGTGCGGATTTAAATACAGCTATTACAGATAATAGATCAGGAGCTGTATCTACTGTATATAAGGATAATCTAACAGCTTCTAGAGCTGTAGTATCTGATGGGTCTGGTAAAATTGCTATCTCTGCTGTAACTTCTACTGAAGTTGGTTACCTTGATGGTGTTACAAGTGCAATTCAGACACAACTAACGGCAGGTGTAACAGAGTCTACTGCCATTGAGGCTAGAAGAGCTGCCAATATAGCGGGTGCTGTTTCTTCTATAACCACGGGTAACTTAACTGCAAGTAGGGCAATTGTAAGTGATGGATCAGGTAAAGTAGATGTATCTGACGTAACTTCAACAGAGCTTGGTTATTTAGATGGCGTAACTAGTGCTATACAAACTCAAATTGATTCTAAAATAGCTACTACCACTTCTGCTGCTAATGACTTTATAACCTTTACTAGACTAAATGCTAATATTAATGTAGTATCTAGTAATGTTGCTGTCGGTCTAGCAAGAAAAGTAAATGTAATTGCAAGTGCTACAGGAGAAGGAAGTGGAAATAATAACTTTTTTGTAGCTACTCCAACAGGAAGTAATCCTACTGCTATTGATAATATATCCGTTAGTATAAATGGTATTATGCAAGCTAAAACAACAGATTATATATACACAGCAGGATCAGGTAAAGTTACTTTTAAAGATGCACTAATCCCTGATGGCTTAGTTATACAGATTACTTCTTTTAATCCGCCAACCTAATGAGAAAATATAGGCAACTTACCACGGAACTAACTTTTAGATGTAATGCTAAATGTCCTGCTTGTCATAGAGTTAAGCCTCTTCGTATTAATTTAAATGATAAAAAATATACTATATCATTAGATAGTTTTAAACAGTTATTTTATCCTGAACTACTTAGAAATTTAGAATGGCTAGTTATTAATGGTAACTTCGGTGATTCTGTTATGAATAA